CCCGCGCCGGTGGTGCGCACGAGTCCTCGCACCGTGAGCAAGGTCCGCAACGGTCCCGCCGTGATGGTGACCGACGACGCACTGCCGCCGTCACCGTCGGTGACCTGCTGCACGCTCCACCACTGTTCGCCGCGACTCTGGCTCACCACCCGAATGCACTGGCCATCAGCCACTCCGACGGCGTCGGCCACCTCGCGCGGGATCGTGACCCGCAGTGCGGCCGGCGTGCCAAGGGATTCGCTGCCGGTCGCCGATTGCCACGGCGCCAGCGATCCCAAGCACACCGCGCCGGGCTCGCAGCTTGGCGCGTCCCAGAGCTGGAGAATGGCGCTCAAAACGATGCCCCACGGCCTTGCTGCACGCCCAGCGCAAAGCGCGACGCCTCAAGCGCCTCGTCGGTGCCGTTGACGCTGGAGCTCACGGCGATCAGCCGGTCCATCTTGGCGTCGATGCTTTCAAGCCGCGCCGCGCTCGTTTCGGTGGCCGTGGCGACCCGCTCGTGCAGCGTGGTGTGCGTGGTGAGGATGCTGCCAAGGTTGGCGTTCATGGCGCCGATGACCGATTGGATGCTCTCGGCTGGTACGGTGACCGTGCCGCCGCCCACCGTGCCGACGGTCACGCCGGAGCTGGTGCCGCTCGTGGTGCCGGTGCCCGGCGTCAATCGGTCGATGCGGCCGATAATGTCGGTCAGGAAGTCGAGAAACTCGGTCCCGGTGAGTCCGCCCAACTCTGACGACGACAGGCCGCCGTCGTTCATGCGCTGGAACAAGGCTGCCAGTCTCGCGCGTGAGCCGGCGAGGTCGTTCACGTCCACGACGCCCGAGAGCGCCGAGGCAAAGCGGCCGCCCAGCTGCCCGAGGGCCTGAATTTGCCCGACGTCGGTCGTGGCGTTGACGTCAAATCCCGCCATGGTGCTTTGCCGTTGGCTTTGGAAGTCCTGCCCGAACTTGCCCAGCTCCACCATGCCCATCGCTTGGAACAGTTGCCGGATCCCGTCGACGCTCAGGGCGCCAGAATCGGAATAAATGCGAATCCCGAGCTGGTCGGCGAGGTTTTTCAAGTCGCCCATGTTCATGCCGCGCTTAAGCAGCGCGTTCATGATGTCGGTCGTGTTCGCCGCGCCGCGCCCGCCTTGAATGCGCGGGAGCACCTCGCGGAGCGCGTCCTCAATCTTGCCAAAGTCCTCGCCCGTCACGTCGAGCGACAGATTGCCGAGCTCCGTGCGCAGCCGATCCATCGCGCGTGTGTTCTCCGTAATGAGCCGCCGCCGGCCGCCGTCGCTGGTCAGTTGCGCGATCAGATTCACCGCCGAGGCGATGATGCCGGGGATGGCCGTGAGATCGCCGCCGGACACACGATACAGGCCTTCGCCCATGTTGATGACCGACGTGAGCGTCGAGGCCGCGCTGGCATTGATGACGCCAAAGGCTTGCGCCGCGTCGAGTCCGGCACGCGCCACGCCAATAACTTGCTTAACGAGATCGCCGCCTTTCGTCGTCCCTTCACCGATCGCGCTGCTCGTGTCGCTCAACCGCGCCCGCACTTCCTCCGCGCGGTCGGCCAACGTCTGCATATGCGCCGCAAATTGCTCCGCCTTCTCCGGTGGCAATTGGTCACGCGCCGAGTCGCCGAGCCGCTTGATCGCCCCTTCGGTCATGCCGATGGCCAGCTCCAACGGCTTCCCGAGCTTGGCGTCCACCGCCTTCCCGAGTCGGTCCAACTGTTGCTCGGTCGTCTCGGCGGCCGCCTTGGTCGTGCCCTGCACCTTCTTGGCGGCGGCGTCCTGCTTGCTCGCGCTCTCGGTGGCCGCGTCGCCGGTCAAGAGATACTTCTTCTCCAGCTTGTCCATCTGCACCAAAAAGTCCGTGAACGCGTCGGCCTGTGTCCGGCCCCACGCTTCGAGCTCTTTGTTGCCGGTCAGCTTGCCAATGCCCCCAACCAGCCCGCCGACTTTGCTGCGGGCGAATTCGATGGCGCCGGTAAAGCCGACGCCGATGGCGTTAACTACGCGGCCGAACGCCAGCGCGGCGCGTCCGAGCACGTCCACGAGATTGATGAGCCCCTGCGTGACGAAAATGCGGAGCGGCTGAATGGCTTGCCCAAATTGCTTTTTCTGTTCCTCGATGGCTTGGTTGAGCTTTTCAGACTTGCCCGCGCCGGTGTCGAGGCGTGCCGCGTAGGAGCCCATCACCATCCCGCCCGCCTCGACGACGGCCGTCAGTTCGGCCATACGCTTTTCGGTGTCGGTCATCTTGCCGACGGCGAGATCGTTGGCTGCCGCATACTCTTTCCACAGGTTGCTCGGGTTTTTTCCGAGCAATTTGTCGAACCCCTCATCTTGGCCACGGAGCCCCTGCTCCAACGCTTCCAGAGATGCCGCCGCATCAAGACCTGACGCCGCGCCAAGATCGAGCGCCGCCGCGAGGAGCTTGTTTTGTAGCGTCGCATCGCCAGCGCGTGAGGCGTACTTCGCCGTGGTGATGGACAGTTCGGTCGCGACTTGTTCGGATAGCCCGAACTCTTTCCTCCCTAGCTCAATGCTTTTGCGGAGCGTGTCTTGTGAAATGCCGGTGAGCTTGCTCTGCGCGCCGAGCTTTGCCTGTGTTTGCTCGAATCGGTCATACGCCGCGAGGCTGTCCAGCACGTACTCTTTCGCAAAATTGATAGCCTTGGCGATCGCCTCGTATCCGAGCTTGAGCGCCGCCAGCCCCTGCGCCCATCCGGGGATCTTGCCCGCAAATCCCGACAGCGATCCGCCGGCCGCGTCGGCCGCGGTCGAGACCGTTTCTTCGCCGGCAATCGTGACCGTTACTTCCCGTTTCGCCATTTAGCACACCTCCGCAGGATAGGCCAACGCTTCCATCTGACGCCGCACCCGCGCCCCGTCTTTCGCTTGCGCCATGCCCGTGCCGTCCGCGATCTCCAACCGGCGACGCGCGTCCAACGCTTGCACGCCCGCGTATTCCACCAGCGCCACGGCGAACGGCACATACCCGTCGGTGGTCGGCCATCGGTCGGGCGCGTAGTACCAGGCGTCGCCGTACACGGCCCGTACACTGAGCGCCGCCATCGCGAGCGAGATGCCGCCGCGCGGCGCGTCTTTCCCGTGCACCGCCATCCGTTGCGCGCGCCGGATCTCCTCGGTTGCGTCGTGCGGCTGCGTGCTCACATCGTCCCCGCTTGGCGCCGACACCATGGCGCGAAGCACCACCGGCACCAAGTCCGGCGGCAGTTGCAGCAGCAGCCGCACCGGATCACCGACGACGCGATGCCACCATCGGCGCGGCACCGCTGTCCGTAACGCCTCTACCAACGCCACCACGTACGCCAGCGGGTCGCCCGCGACCGCTTGCAACGCCATCATCTGCGGCACCGACAACGGCGCCAAGTGCCACGTCCGCGCGTGCCGAATCCACCAGCGCGACACCACGCGCCACCCGCGACGCGTCGACGCGCGCCCGATCGTGATCGTGATCGGACGCGCGGCGCGCGTACAGGTGGCCGCGCTGTACCGCACGGTCAGTTAAACAGCACGCTCAGGGCGTCGTTCGTCGTCGGCGTTGAGGCGAAGCCGCGATAGGTCAAGACCACCGTGGCGAGCGACCCTTCCGCGCCCGGCGCGACGCTCACGAGCTGCGACTGCGGCATCGACAGGCGCCAGCGGTTGTACTGCGTCGCCCCGAACGTCACATCGACCGCGCGGGACGTGGCCGAGGCCAGTTCGCTTTCGGCGTTAAACGTGGCGAGCGTCGGCCGCTCGATCTCAAGCTCAAGCTCGGGCGCGATGCCGCCGGGAATGAAGCCCGCGTGACCGCCGGCCAAGTTCTGCGCCACACGCGCCGTCTCGACGTTGCGGCCCAAGCGGAACGCCACGCGGCGAATCGTGGCCGTGGTAAAGGCGCCGATGTTGCCCACGATGGCCGAGGCCACCGGAGGGATCACCGACGGCGAGTCAATCGTAATGGCCGGTGTGGCCGTGTCGGTCGGGAGCACGCCCACGCCACGCCAGTTGAACGTGAACACCGGCACGCCGAGCCCCTGCGTCTCGAACGACCAGTCGCACAGCACGCCCGCCTGGTCGAACTGCATCCCCTGCGCGAATTGCCGCAACGTCAGCGACGTGAACGTGGTGCCGTGCAGCGTCGGCGTGTAGGTCCACTGGGGCGTCGGTGACGCGCTGTACGTGGCGTCGAGCCCCGAGCCCTTGAGCATCCGGTGCACTTCGCGCGGCGGAAACACGCCGGCCGAGTACGCGGTGCCGAAGCCTTTCGGCAGCACTTGCAGCGAGCCCGTGCGGAAGCGCCCGTTGGGCGTCGTGCGGCGCTGCGGCGCGAGGTTGCCCGCGGCGCGGCCGATGTTGCCGTCGAATACGTAGTCGTACGCCTCGGGAGCGGCTGGGTCGCCGTCGCCGATGTACGGGTTGATGCCGTCGGCCGTATTACTCAAAGTCTCGGCCGTTCCGTAGTCGGCCTCCTCCTTGGCAAGAAAGCCAATAACCTGATTCAGCCGCGCTGCGGTAGGCATGGGACGTTACCTCTTCTTGGGAAGTGTGGTCGGGGTCGGGAGATGCGCCGCAAGAGCAAGCGCCACAAACGCGTCGCGTTCAGCGAGCGGGAGATCATCGGGGAACGCCGCGCGGATCACCTCGCCCGACGGGGTCGTAAACTCAAAGTATTCGCGCATATCAGGGCCCTAGGTATCGGACGCGACAGGTCACGAGCACGCCGCCCGTTACCGTCACGTCGTCCGCGGATTCGTACAGCGTCGCGGCTTGCATGCTCGGGATGCCGTAGAGCTGCACGTTGCCGCGCGTTCTCGCCGCTTCGCCGTCTGGCGTGAGCAGCAGCTGCGCCACCTGCCACCAGATCGCTTTGATCGTTTGGCTCGCGTCCCGTTCGGCCTTGGCCGTGTCGATCTCGCGGGTCGCGTAGCGCACCAGCACCGTGACCGTGGCGTCCGGTGGGAACGGCCGCACCGCGGGAGACGCTTGCTCCATCGGCTGATCGGCCGGTGTCACGAGCACCGCGGGAAACAACGTCAGCGGCAGATTCGGCACGCCCCCGCGCGTCACGCGCCCGTCGCGGGTCGAGTCAATCACCGTGACCGCCGGAAAATCGGTCACGCCGCTGTCCTTGGGCACCGCAAGCCGTACGGCGTTAATGCCGTAGGTCGCACCGCCGAGCCAATCGGCGATGATGCGCACCGTTTCCAAGATCACGACGCCGCCTGCGTGACGCGCACCGTGAGCAGGTCGCCGTTCTCGCGCGGCATCGGTCGGCCGCGCACCACGTACGTGTCGGCGCCGACGGTCATCGTCGTGCCGTCCTCGACGCCCGTGAGCGTGCCGACGGTAAAGTGCACGACGCGCGTGCGCACCGTCACCGGCTCGCCCGTGCCGTCGTCTACCATGTCCTCGGCGTCGTCGAGCAGTCCCCACGTCGATTGCGTGCCGACGACAATCCGCTTGCCGTCCGGCGCGAGCCGAAACGCCATCAGCGCCATGGCGCGCGTGTTAAGCGGCATCAGCGTGTCGCGTGTCGACGGTGGCGCGGCTTGCCGCGGTCCACGCGTCGGTCCACATCGTTGAGATCCACGGCCACCGAATCGACCGGGGCCGCGGTCGGCATCATGTCCGGCACCACGGCGCGTCCGTCGGCCAACATGGCGCGCGCCTCCAACGGTTGCGCGTCGATAACGTCGCCCGCTTGGTGACCGAACATGAGCCGGACCAGCATCCTAGTTGATCCGCGCCGAGGTCTGCGGCGTCTGCGCGTAGGTCGGCGTGAGGATCACGCGGGCCGACGTGATGTTGGCCGCATTGCTGGCGCCCGTGGTGACACGCAAGCAGTCGAAGCCGCCAGCGAGGTCGAGCGTCGCGGGATCAATCACGAACCGGATCGTCTTGCGCGTGAGCGCGGCCGACGTGGTGAACGCCACGGCGTCGGTCTGCCGCGTGAGCACGTCACCCGAGGCGCCGCCCACGTCCTGCGACGCGAAGATCGGCACGTTGACGGTGAGCGCCTTGGCGCCGGTGCCGTCGACAGCGGTGCACTGCTGCAACGTGAGGGCGATGGTCGCCGCGTTGCCCTGGTTGATGCTGGCCTCGACGATAGCGAGGCTAAAGTTCTTGAGAGACACGGCGTCGCTGTTGCGTCCGGCCGCGTCGGCGGCTGGCGCCATCACGTCGACCACGTGAATCATTTCGGGGAAAACACGCATCGGTCTGTTGCCTCAAAACGAAGGGAAGCCGGAGGGGTCGTCGTGACCCCTCCGGTCAATCAGTTAGCTGCGAGCCGCAAGAGCGATGTACGGCGACATGGTGTCGCTGCCCTTGAACGGCGTGAGGGGCACGCGGGTCCGCGGTGCGCCGTTGACGCGCCACGTGAACTTCATGAGCTGCCGGTCGCGCGTGAATTCCACGTGCAACGAGGTCGCTTGCTTGATGCCGCCCTTGGCGATGAGCAGGTAGTCGGCAAAGTTCGCGAACACGAAGTCCCCGACGGTGCCCTCGGCACTGGCATACTCGACCGGCACAATGGGCTTGCCGTAGATCGTGCCGTTCGGGGCGTCGGCCAACTGTCCCGGCATGATGAACATGGGGTGCGAGGCACCCGCCGCGCCGGCCGTCGACGTGAGGATCTTGGCCCAGAGCTGCTGATTGATGAAGAACGCCGCGCCGTCGAGCATACGCGCCGGCATGCGGGAGTACATCTTGGCGGCGTTCTGCCAGATGTGGCCGGCCGTGTTCGCGATGGTCTGGCCCGACTCAATGGCCACCGTTACCAGCGCCCCCGACGACATGGCGCCGAGCGGCTTGCCCGTGCCGTCGCCTTCCCAGACCGCCTGTTCGGCCACGAAACGCAACTCCTCGGGCACCTGCTCGTTCAAAAACGAGACCAGCGCAGGGCCGTCCTCGATCTGCTCTTCGGTCAGCTTGACCAGCGCGCCGAGCTTCTGGAGCTTGAGATCCAGCTGCCGCGTGGCGGCCTGAGACTCGACGTACGTGCCGTCCTCGGCCAACCAGTAGCCGCGCACGCCGCCGTTCCGGGCGCCGTTCGTGCGGGCCTCTTCCTTCACCAGCGTCTCGACGTAGCTGTTGCCCGTGGTCACGGGACGCGTGGACACGCGCGAGAGGATCTCGCCGCCGGTCATCGTGGCTTCGAGGAAGTTCTGCACCACCGGCGCCGGGACCGCAAATCCGCCCTCTTCGCCCATGAGCGTGTTCTGCGCCCGCGAGGCCGCCAGCCGCACGTCCACGTTGCCACCGCGACCGGCCGACACCACGGCGCGGAAGAAGTCGGCGCCGTCGTCGTTCCACGGCTTGTCGGCGGCGCGGTCGCGGCCCACTTCGACTACGGGGGCCGCGCTCGACATCGGCGCCCGCGTCTCAGCGGCCGCGCGCAACGTCGCCAGCACTTCGGTGCGTGCCGCGTCCACCGTCACGCCGTTCACGATCCACTCGGCCGCCTTCTCGGGCATGCCGCCATCACGAGCCAGCGCCGCTAATTCGGCCGCGCGCGTGTCCGGAGTCAGGGCCACGCCCCGCTCCGACTGAATCTCACCCGCCATCTTCGACTCCGTCGAAAGGGCCGGACCAACACCGGCCGATTGATCGAGCGGCGCGCCGGATGCGCTCCGCCCCACACCGACGGAATAATCCGCCGGCACTGCCACGCTGGACGCTTCGTATAACGTCCAGCCGGTATAGCGACGCGTGATGGTGCCGTTCGCGTCTTTGGTTTGCGTGTACGCCTCGCCCGGCCAGTAGCCGATGCTGACCCTCTTGCGGATGCCGTCGCGCATGTCCCTGAATACCCACTCGGCCTCCGGATGCGAGCCGGGACGCGCCACGCCGCGCATCACGCGGTCGTCGCCAATCGCCACGCCGTCGATAATGCCGATCTGCGCCGACAACGTGTGGTCGAGGCAGAACGGCAAGCCGTCGCGCGCATAGCTCAAGTCGATGGCGTCGGGGCTGTGGTCGAGCACCTCCATGTAGTACTCGCCCGTGCGCCAGTCATACCGCTCCACCGGCGACTCTGAGGACAGCGCCACGGCCACCGGAGCCATGTCTTGCGCGTCCTCCATCTCCTCGCCGTTGCGGCGCGAGACGATCACCTCGCGGTACCGCACGCCCGCCGGATTCTCGGCGGTTGCGGGCTGCCGTCGCTGTGCGTCCTGTGTCGTCATGCCGTCCCCTTGCGGAGCGGCAACACGCGCCCCGTGGTTGTGGTGGTGTCGTCATCGGCCGTGGCCGTGCTGTCCGCGGTCACGTTCACCGCCAGCGGCACCGATTCCAGCGTGATGCCTTTCAAGAGCGCGTACGCCTTGGCATCCGCGATTTCGTCGATGACCTCATAAAAATCGCGCCCCTTCTCGCTGCAAATGCGCTGCGGGCTCGTGGTGCCCATGTTGAGCTCCATCGCCGCGGCCGTGGCGTCTTTCACGGGATCAATCCACGGCCAGCCCGTGCACATGAACGTCGCGAACTGCGTGAGCTGCGCCGCGTCGTACGGCATCGCCCCAAGCGCACCGGTGAGCGACGCCATGCGCACCCAATCGGCGAACGTGGGCGCAAGGAACTGCTCTACGAGCAGGTCCTGCTGGTGCATCTTGCTCTGCGCCATCTCGCGGAGGCGATCCGTGCGCATGCTTGAGAAGTTCACGTCGGACAGGTCGCCCGTGAGGCTCGCGTAGCTGCGGCCGAACGCGCGCGCAATGCCGCGCTTCACGACCTTCATGAAGCCGCCGAAGTTCGCCGTCGGATGCTTGGGTTCCCACGCTTGGAACTCGTAGCCGCCGGGGAGCACACGCGCCGAGCCGGGTTCGGCTTCCATCACCAGCGGCACGACGTTCCCGTCCGCGTCGCGTGGCGCCTCGATGCCGCCCGATCCGTCCTTGTTGACGAAGAAGCCGCCTTGCGCTGCCGCCAAGAGACTCTGATAGAGTTCGGCCTCGGTGTAGCGGTCGCCCAGCTTCCACGACACGAGCGCGGGCGCGAACCATGGCACCCCGCGCCGCTGGCCGACGCGCGTCCGCTTGAACACGTGCCGCACGTCCTCGGCCGGCACGATCAGCTTGACGCGCCCAGGGAGACTCGGATGCCGGTCCCACACGTGATACGCGACCGGCTTGCCCGCGTCGTCGACCTCGACGCCCATGATGATCGCGCGTTGCGTGCCGTTCGGCGTGCGGTTCTCGCCCTCGTCCAGCTGGTCGGGATCAAGCACGCGGAGCGCGAAGCCGTACGGCCGCCGCGGGTCGCGCTCGCGCAACGCGAGGAACTCGCCGTCTTGGATCACCGACCGGATCATCAGCCGTTGCAGCGCCGCGAGCGAGTAATCGCCCGACACGGTGCAGACGTCGCGGTGCGACCACGCGGCCCATTCGGCCTCGACGCGGTCGTTCAGCGCGTCCATCGGCACGCCACGCGGGCGCCGCGCGCGGAATTGCAGCCGCGCTCCTGCCGCGCCGACGATATCGGCCTCGAAATCGAGCAGGAGGCCCGCCGCTTCGCCGTTATCGCGCACCAATTGGCGCGATCTCGCGCGTAATTCGGCCAAATCGTAGCGGATTTCCTCGTTGGCGTCGGCGAGATCCGCAAACCAGCGCGCCACGATGCGCGAATTGGCCGCGCCGCCGTAGGTGCGCACCTTCGACGCCCCAACGCGTCCCGTGATCGCGGTCGTCAAATAGCGGAGTCGCGCGGCGAGCTTCATCGCATCCCCACGACGTTAAAGAGCGCCGGCGTGCCGAACGTGCGCGATTGCGCGGCCGCGAGCTGCGCGTCGCACTGCGCGATCACCGCGAGGCAGTCTTTCGGGCTGCGGAACATCGTCTGACGCCCCAAGATCGTGGACATCTGCACGCCACCGCCCTCCATCAGCGTCACGAGGGCGCTTTGGGCGGCCTCTTTGAGCGTCTGCCAATAGCTCACCCCCTGTCCGGCCGTCAGCGTCGCGACGTCGGCCGCCACCGTGAGCGTGCCCGTGGTCAGCGTCGTAGCCGTGGCGCCGGACGTGGCCCGCACGCGCCACTGATACAGCCCAGCGGCAAGACCCGACGTCTCGGCGGCCGTCAACGCAAGATCGTGCGCCGTGCCGTTCGGGGTGGACACCGTCACGGCAGTTGACGCGCCGGCCAGCGCGAGCGACAGCGTCCACGTCGGCGCCGGATGATCCGGATACACGAGCGTGAGCGCGATCGAATCGCCGGCCGTGATCTGCGAGGGAACGTGCGCCAAGGTGGTCACGGAAGGAACGTCACCCCGCGCCGCGCACGTTCCTATTGATCCGCCCCGCGACTAGTACGGCACGGGGCTATTTTGGCGTCGGCGCCTCGATCGCCCGCCCAATCCGACGCGACCACGGCAACCGAAACGCCCGCGAGCGGCGCGTCGTCGGCCTCGCGTCGAGGTATCCACGTTCGCAAAGCAGATTGAGCATCTGCCCGACGGTGGTCTCCCGAATCCGCATCTCGGACGCCAAGCTCGCGCCCTTCACTTCGCGATATTCTTGCACGTCGAGGCGGGCGGCCAAGTGCCACATCGTCAGCCGCGCGAGCGCCGGCATCTGCACGTCGCCGAGCGCCTGATGGACGACCGGATGCACCGCGTGGGCAATGCTCATTAGCGCCACCCCTTACGCCGCGGAATCCATGTGCCGGTCGGGCGTGGTGGGGTCGGGGTTGGTGGCTCGGGTTTCGTGGCCGTCCGCGACTGGCCGTCGGCGTTCACGCGATCCACCTCCGCCGCGAGCGACGCCACCGGCACGGGCCCGAGCAGGAGCGCGGCGTAGGCGTACGTCTCACAGTCGGCCACCTCATTGCGCACGCCTGGCGTCGCTTCCCATTTGCGCTTGCGGGTTTTCTCGTCGATCCGGCGCCGCATCGAAAGCAATTGCGTCACGTAGTCGTCGTCGGCGTGCTGGTTGAGGTGCAAATAGCCCGGCCCCACTTCGTCCATCCCAATCCGTCGGTACAGGCGATCCATGATGGCATGCACCCCGAGGATATAGAGCCGTCCCGGCTTCACTTTCGTGGGCTTCGACGGCACCATGGGCGCCGTGGGGTTGCTCGAGCCCTTGATGGCGTACACGTGAAACGCGAGGCGTGGGGCGCAATACGTGTACACCGCTTTGCTGTGCGTGCCGTCGCCCGCGTCGATAGTGAGCGACCGAATCGCCATGAGTGCTCCACGTTCATGGGTCCACCGTCGGGTCGTGCGAAAGTCCTCGAGCCGCGCCCACCATTCCGGCTGACTGGTGTCGCCGCGCAGGATGGCGCGTTCCACCAGCCACGACGTTTCCCCGACGCCCCACGCGCGGACCACGATCTCGCCGCGATCGTGCTGAAGATCCACGCCGGCCGTGAGGATCGCCGCGTCGCGCGGGACGTGCCACGTGATCGGCGCGAGGTCGTCGGCGCTGTCGTACCGCTTCGCCCGCGCGAGGACGGTCGACTTGACCGTCTCGGCCGTCTGGTCGCGGTAGAGCTCCCCGAGCGTCGTGTTGAAGAACGCCCGGAGCATCTCGGCCCGCATCGCGGGATCTTTCTGCCCGTTGGCCGTGACGAACTCCTGCGCCACCTCTTCCCAGAGCGCGAACGCCGCCACCAGCCCGTGAATGTGAAAAGACCGCTTGTGCGGCACCCGCGCGTCGGCGGTCGAGGTCCACCGGCCAGCCCGCAGCAACGCCCCCTTCTCACGCGCTGGCATCCGGTACTCGCACGCCGCGCACTCGTACGCCACCGACACCGGGTCGACCTTGCCAGCCCCGTCAATCTGCCACTTGAGCCGGTCAAAGTGCAGCGTCTGCCAGTGTCCGCAGTCGGGGCAGGGCACTTCGTACACCTCTTGCGTGCCTTCGAGGTAGCTCGGCCAGATCAGCGACTCTTCGGCGCTCGTCGGGCTCGAGACTTCGACGATCTTGCGCCGCCGCTGGAAGGACCGCGTGCGGGCGCGGGCGATGGCTTTGACGTCGCCCTCGGTGCCCGCGCTCCGCGGATGGCGGTCACGTTCATCGAGCAGGATGACCCGCTTTGGCCGCATCGCGAGACCGCTCGGGGCGTTGGCGCCGGTCATGTCGAGCTGGCCGGCCGCGTAGCTTTTGCTCAGGATCGTGTTGTTGCTCTCGCGCGACCGCGCCGGCGCCACGAGCGCGTTGAGGGCGCCGCAATCGCGGATCATGGGCGCCACGCGGTCCTTGCTGAAGCTCTCGGCCGTTTCCACCGTCGGCTGTACGCAGAGCATGGGGCTCGGCTCTTGGTGGATGAAATAGCCGATGGCGTTCAAGATCAGCTCCGTCTTGGCCGCTTGGCTGGGGCTCACCACGACAATCTCTTGCGTGGTCCGATCGCTCACGGCGTCCATGATCTCGGGCAGGTAGGGCACCATCGCGTTGAGCCACGGGCCATGATTGGCCGTCGCCTCTGGTGACAACACGCGGTACTTCTCGGCCCACTGACTCATCGAGAGACGGGGCAGGGGCCGACAGTGCCGGCGGAACCGTTCGCGGGTCACGCGGTTGAGGGCCTCGCGGCCGAGGGCGTGGGTCATGCCGTCCACCAAAAAACGGTCGAAACCATTGGGGTTTTAGCGGGCGGCGCCGGCGGTGGGGGCGGTTTAATCAGCGGCGCAACCTTGCGACTGACCTTCCGGCGTGGCCCGCGTCGGCACAAACAAATAACCCACCCACAAACGGCACCAAGCGCCAGTACTTCGGTCTGCGTCATGCCGCCACCTTCGCCGGTTCGGGTTCGTCGATCACGTCCTCGTCGAACGTGGACAGCTCCACCACGATCCGCTCGGCTTCCGTTTCCGCCGCCAGTTCGGCCTCGGTCCCGAGATGTGCCAGCCGCACCGGCATCGCCCGCAACCGCGCCGTAAGCCGGTCGAGCACCCGCGCCAGCGCCGCCTCGTAGTCGGCCACGCTCACCACCTCGCCCCGCGCCTTGGCCACGTCGATCTCGGCCAGTTCGGCTTCGGCGTTGGCTTTGCGGGTCCGGGCGGTGTCGAGGTCGCCGGGGTTGGCGTCGGCAACGGCCTTGTCGGCTTCTCGCTTCCGCAGGTTGACGGCGCAGTCAGGCTGCTTGTACTCCAGCGACTTGCCCTGGCGTGTCACCAGCACTGACGGTTCTTGCGCGCGGATGTACTGAATGGTCCGCACCGCGAGGCCCGTTTCGGCGGCCAATTGGTTGAGGGAAACCCATCGGGCGCTCATGCGACACGCTCGGTCTTGTGAAAGCGCGCCGCAATGTCCGGGTTAATGCGCGTTAGCCATTGGTCAAACGGAACAGCGTGCTTCCGTGAGTTGCAGGAGTAGCAGCAAATCACGGCATTGTGCATGCTGTGCAGCCCACCAAGGGACAAGGGATGCATATGGTCTAGGGTCTTATCCTTACCGCTGATCGGCTTATCGCAGTAGGCGCAGCACTTGGCAGCGGCGAAGAGAGCCTGTGTCGTCAGCGACGTAAGGGTGCCGTCAGACGGCATCTTTTCTCGACGCACACGGCTCTTCACTGATTTAACCTTTTGCTTCTGGCGAAAAAGGTCGTTCGTCCGATACTTGGCGGTGTATTCCACGCTGCATCGAGCGATACCGTCCTCAGAGCACCGTACGTCCAGCAGCTTGATTAGTGTGGACTTCAGGACTGCCAGCGCGCCCTCGCGGGTCGTCGGAGGCTCGCCGTAGTGGCGGAACCGGCCAAGCTGAACGGCAGGGCGCTGGCGGCGAGGCGCCTTCTTCCGCTGCTGTTCCCATCGGTATTCCATCTCTTGTTTTGTCAATGGGAGCCGCCCCTTGTGCCGTAACGTGAAGCGCTCACGGGCAGCACGCTTGGCTTCCTTGGTGCGAGATGGGTTCGTTTTCTTTCGCTCCTTCCGGCACGGTTCGCACACCCGGCGCACGGCGCGGTTGGCCGCGATGCCGAGTGGCACAACCACTCCGCAGTCTGAGCAGAGCGCTTGCTTGCGCTGCCAGTCTTCCGTGTATGACTGCTGCTCTACCGTCGCCGTAGCCAGTCCAAGGCTCTTGGCGATTGCGGCGCACGGAACACCGTTCTCATACTGCTCTTTGGCCCTGTCCTGCCAAGTGCGAGGAGCCTTGCCGCGCAATAGGCGTGGGCGGGATACCCCCGCGAGCTTGGCAAGCTTATAAACGTGCAAAGGGTGGGCAAAAAACCGTTCGGCGATTTTCTCAACTTTCTCCCCTGAGCAGAATCGCTCTAGAATCTGCTTTTTCTGCGAATTCGTCAGCTTGCCGGTTTCTTTCGCCTTAACTGAAACGAATGCCTCAATCTTTTTGGCCGTTTCAGAAGCAAGTGCAACCGAGAATGAAAAATCATTCTCTGGCTGATTAGATGGGCTGCGCGGGTCCCGCATGACGCCCTCCCCGTGGAAGTACCTTGACGGCAAGAGTTGCCGACCGAAAACCGGTCGAATGTGGAAAACTCTGTGGAAAACTCGTCCGATCATTTCATCGCGGTCGTCACCGCCTCGTCGATGGCCTCGAACGCCAAGCGCGACCAATGCGCGTTGATCGCCTTCATCGCCGACCGATGAAAGCCGAGGCGAGGGCGGAGCGGTACAGATGGTTTGAGTCTGTACAGGAAGTCTGTTCGCCACCCATTCAGTCGTCCTCGACCTTTCCCAGCCACATTCCTCACGAGGAACGTCCCGTTCGGCGTGACCACCTTTCGCACCTTCTCGTTCATCCGTAAGCCTTGCGGGCGCAACCGCTTGGGGATCACCGGCGAGCCCGCCAGCTGCCGCACCGCCGGCAACGGGATGGCCACGTTGGTGCCGAACTTGGCCGTCTTCTGCCCACCCTCCTCGTGTTGGGCCAGCACGTCACGCGCGGGATTCACGCGCACCGAAGCGAATGGCGACGCCTTGGTCGCCTTGTCCCCGACGCCGCGGTAGATGGTCCGCTCGATGAACTCCTTGCGCCGCAGCGTGAACGCGGACAGCCCGCGCCGGATCTCCCGTTGCGCCTCGTTCGCCGTGCGGTTGAGGGCCAGCGACAGCGCGAAGGGCGCCTGGCGTCCGATGTTCCGCAGGGCCGCCGTGACCTCGGCCGAGTGTCGTATTTCAATCACCTGTCGTGCCATCTCCCCCCCCCTATATTAAAAACGTCTGACAGGGCCGTCTGTGTGCCGGCTGCACGTCCACCACCAACCGCGCCGGGCTCCCGTCGTCCACCCGCTCGCAGCTTACCCGCGCGACACTGGCATCGTCGGGATAAGCAATCTTCCGGAGCAGGTCGAGGGTCCCCTTGATGCGATTATCCACATCGCCTGACCGTTGCGCACGATACCAGACGATCGAGACCGACAGCTCTCCGACCAGAGGCACGATCCGCGCAAACGCCTGCGCCGCCGCCTTCGTGTCGCTGTTGGCCTGCTTTGCCTTGTACGTCCTACCCTTTCCCGTGCGCCATGTCCGGTTCGCAGACGTCACCACCGGCATCGTAAACCGCCACCCGCCGTTGCCGAGTGGGGTAGCCGTCGCCTCTGACCATGCCAACGGGTCGGCGCGCGGGGCTTTGCGTGGCGATTTGGCGCGCTTTTTCGTTGCCCCCTTCCTCTGCCCCTCTTCGCCACCATTCGCGCCGTCTACTGCCCTCCTGCGCCGTGTCATGGTCATGGACGCCCTCCACGAGAAAGCCCGTGCGAAGCACGAAGGGGAGTTATTACGCCACCGGTCTGTTTGCTTCTTAGTCGTTTGTTCTTTTCAGGACAGTTAGGACAGTTAGGATAGTTATACATAAAAGCCCCTCATGTGTATGTAGGTATTAACGAGTGGGGAGAACCGTCCTAACTGTCCCAACCGTCCTTCCTGAGGCCTCATGGTGGCATACAGCATCACCAGTCATCTCGCCAATCCGGCCGTGCCGATCGCTCGGTGACCACCCGCAACCCCGCGCGAAACTTGAGGCCCGTCCGCTTCACCACCGCGTGCCCCCGTTCAGACAAGCGGCGCCCGAACGCCGTGGCCGTGATCGCATATTCGCCGTTGTCCTTGGCCCAGCGCGTGTAGGCCTGATACAAGGGTCCGGCCGACATCTCAAAGCCCGCCCCGATCTCGCACTCTTCATCCAGGAAGGCGCCGATCGTGTCCGACTCGTGCCGGTACGCGTCGGTAGCCGCCAGTACCACTTCGGGCGGCCTGAGCCCGCCGGCGAGCCACTCCACGCAGCCCGAGACGGCCCACGCCAGTATGCCCGGCAATTCCGCGCGGAGCGTTGCTGGCAACGTTTCGTCCCGTTGTTCCGGGCTGATGGTGACCTCAAACGGGATCAGCCGCATGCGGCGCCAGATGGCATAGTCGGTCCCGCGGATCACCGGCTTATGGTTGGCCGCAAGCCACAGCTTGAATTGCGGCTTAAACTCAAAGTCCTCGGAGTACAGGAACCGCGCCGAGACGATGTCGCCGCCGGTCAGAGACTTAATCAGCCCTTCGTTCAGCTTTTTGTTTTCGCCGACCTCCGACGACCGCACCAGCCGTGCGCCGGCGAGGCGCGCCACATCGTTGCGCGGCCCTGATCGGTTGCCGGCGTCGAGGAACGTCTGGAAGTCGGCTTGCATGCCGTACTCGTCGCTCAGTTGCGCCAACACGTCAAGCATCGTGCTTTTCCCGTTGGCCCCAGTGCCGTAGCAGAGGTGAAGCACCTGCTCGCGCGTGTCGCCCGTCAAACTGTACCCAATCGCCCGCTGCACGTAGTCGATCAAGCTCTGGTCGCCCGCGAACAACACCCGAAGGGTCTTGATCCACGTCGGACAGGTGGCGTCCGGGTCGTAGTCAATATTGGTCATTTTCGTGGACAGATCGCTTCGGTTGTGCGGGCCGAGCTTTCCCGTGCGCAGGTCGATCGTCCCATTGCGGCACGTGAGCACCCATGGCTGCTCGTCGAGCATGCTGTGGCTGATGGCGACGCCCGGTTCCGATCGGGCCAGCTTCACCATGGCCTCAAGACGCCCCGCCGCCTCCGACCGCAAGGCATGCGTCACCAGCGCCGATCGCTTCTCTCCATCCAACGTCATGGCGTGGTGGAACATATCCGTCACCACAGACTTGGCGCGCCGTTCCACCTCGCCCGTCTCGTCGCGGGCCCATCGGCGGCCATCAAAGACGTACCACGCTTTCCACCGCGCGACCCACCGCAAATCTCGCCCATGCGTGTCCACTAGACGCCGCGCGTTGCCTGTGTCCGTAAACGTGTAGGTGGTGCGCGCCAACGCGGGCCGGACGCTCATGGCTCACCCCCGACCGACGCGAGGTACGCATCGGCCGACGTGCGGCGCCGCTTCTTGGGCCGCCGGCGTGGCGTATCCGCCCCTTCCCCTCGGCCAGCGTCCACCGCGAACGGCGCCGCCGCCAGCAGACACTCGGCGTGCGCCTCTAAGAGGTCATCCATGGCCGACTGCCGCGCGTCCTGCCGTGCGCGCCAGGCGTCCACGGTGTCGGCGCCGCCATCGATCGGCACGCCGTCCCGTAGCTGCTCCTTCATCATGCTCGTATAGGCCTCAGTCCAGTAGGTATGTCGATCGGACGGCGATCGGATCGGCCGGTGTGGCGTCGCCGCCAGCGCCCGGAGCGTGTCCACGGACAGGGACGGCGCCCGACCCTCAGCCCATTCCGTGAGGGCGTAGTGCGCGTCGTCAATCCATGCCGCCACGCTGCGCCGTGTGGTCGTCTCCGTCATCATTCTCCCCGAGCGATCGGCGTGACGCGCGGCGGGTTGGCGTGATATTCGCACCACACGCACCACCCCGCGGCCGAGGCCGCCGGTTCGTTATCGCACGCCCGGCACCACAGCGCCGACGCCAGCACGGTAAACCGCTCGGCCAATCGCCGCGCATCGACCCGCAGCGCCATCGGCCACTCGTCGAGCTCTCCCATATCGGCCCACCGCACCGACGCATCGACGGCCTTATAGGCCGCCGCCAGCGCCATCGTGCGGCAGCTCGCACATTCGGCCGCCATCGCCGCGCTATCGTTAAAATATTGCCGCAGGGCCCGTATGCCGGTCGCCCGCACCAGTCCGCGATCGTGGCCAACGCGCACATAGGGCGCCAAATACGTCACCCCCATCGCCGTGGCCATCGAGCGCGTGGCCATCATCCGCGCCCGTGGCGTCAGGCGCCACGCGCCGTCAGGCTCGTCGGGCGCCAGATGATCCGATCGAGGCACCCGCAACGCCACCACCAAGGCGCTCACGCCGCCCCCTTCGTCAAATTGCAGGAGGCACAGAGGATTTGCAGGTTGTCGCGCCCGTTGCTCCCGCCTCGCGCGAGCGGCACCACATGGTCGACGTGGACGCCCGACCGATCGGTCACATGGGCCGCGCACTTCGCGCACCACCACCCGCCACGGCCGGCATCCCACGCCGCCAGCAACACGGCATGGCGGTCACGCGCCGTGACCTGTCGCGCCGGCGTCGCGCCGTCGAGGCCACGCAAGTCCGCCAGCACCCCATCGACGGCGCTACTGTGATGCTCAAGGACCGCGCGCGGCACGCTGAGGTTGGTGCCCTTGCTGCCCATCGTCATCGCGCGGAGCCCCTTGCTCACGCGCTCCATCCGCTCAATCAATCGCGCGACCGACGCCGCCCGTGGCGCCGTGTCCGTCTGCGCGGTTTCCGCGTCGTCTCGTGTCGTCATCCCACCCTCCCACACAAAGCGCCCCGCGCCTCCGCGTGACCCCCCACCGCTTGCGCCGTGGGCACGGAGACGTCGGGGCGCCAATGCTCCAGACGTTCGGCGTCGGTGGGGTCAACACCGACCATCCAGCATACACCACACGCCAACCCAAACCAACCCCGCACGCCCCGCGCGGTGTCCATCACGCCGCCCCCCGGGGATGCGCGAAGTCCGTCGCCGTCTCCACGTGCGCCGTCGCCGCCACCGGCAACCCCAACGCCCGCGCGCGAATGGGATGCACCCATGCTCCCGGCGTCCACTCCTCGTCTCGGTGCGGCCGTCCCTGCGCCCGCTCGCCGTCCACCGGCACGATCCAATGCCGCACCACCGCGCCCGTCGTCACCGTGCGAATCCGTCCCGCCCCCACCTCGCGGCCGAGCGTGCGGTCCACGATGGACGGCGCCTTGTCGTGCAGCGCCGCCCGCACGCCTTCGGCCGAGATGCCGGGCGAGCTGCGCACCACCGCCCGAATCCGCGCCATCACGGGCTTCCGGTTGGCCTTGGGCGTCACGAGCGCCGGACCCAACGCCCAGCCGCGCCGCATGCGGTCGCGCAGCGTCTCGCGGTCCACCACGCACCGGTCCTTGACCGCTTCCCACTGTTCCGCGGTGTCGCGGAAGTTGCTGTCGCGCGTGCGGCTCGGGCTCACGCCGCCCCCCGCGCAAACGGCGACCCGTAGTCGATCATCGGCGCCCGTCGCATCAACACGACCGGCGGCGCCACCACCACCGGCGCTACGGCGACCACGGCGGCCATCGTCACGGCGTACGTCGGCCGCTCGCCCTTGGCGCCCTTGGCCACGAGCGTGCGCGTCATGCGCCCCTCACGGCACTCCCGCGCCACGGCGTAGTAGACCTGCAACGGCGTGACGCCAAGCCGCGCCGCGAGGTCGGCCGTGGTGATGCCTGGCGTGTCGGTCACGAGCTCGCGCACGCGGTCGGCGATGCTGGTGTAGGATCGCGCCGGCGTCGTCGCCGCCTTCAGCGCGTCCCACCCGTCTAGCACACGATGCCGGAACACGTGGTAGGGCACCACGGCCCGCGACGCCACGGCTGGCCACTGTTGGCTCACGCGGTAGGATCTCACGCCGCCCCCCGCAACGGTGACGCGTAATCGAGCGGGACCGTCTGTCTCGTGCTGACCGTGCGCCCGACGCGATACGGATGCACCCATGGATTCGGCGCCGACGCCGCGCCGTCGGCCACCTCGAGCGCCGTGAGCGATTGAATCGCGCCCGACTGCACGAGCGCCACCAGCTCGTTCTCGGCAAACCACAGGCACGCCACGCCTTTTGAGTCGGTCACGCGCACGCTCCGCGTAAATCCGCGGTCGCGCCAGTGCTCCAGCGCCTTCCTCACGCTCAGATCCTCCAGATGCAGCGCCCGCGCGAGCGTCCGCACCGTCGCGCCGGGATGCGCCACGATGCCCGCCGCGACCGCATGCCGAATGGTCGCCCGACGCACGCGGGCCGCGTCGCCGCCGCGCGGCGCTCGATGTGCCGCTACTCCCATGCGGTGGCCCCTCCCGTACGTGCCGTGCGGTCCTCGTTCCACACGCGCGCGAGCACGCCTGACAACCAGTCGCGCAGTTGCGTCACCGTGAGGAAGATGCCCGCCATCACGAGCACGGTGAGCAGCCATAACGCCGGCACGGTAACCGTGATCGTAGCCACCTCGCCCGTGATCGTCACGCCTAGCTGTGTCGGGTTCATGGCGTGGCCACCATGGCGTGTTTAATTGCTGCCACAAGAGCATCCCGGTATTGCCCCATCGTCTGAAACGTTGCGGCGCGTGCGTCACTCGACACGAACACAACTAGCTGAGTCATGCGGAGCCGCAGCGCATCCCGCTCCTTTTCCGCCTGGTCCCGCTGCTGCTTGAGCGTGTCCGCAACAGCGATCCAATGATCGACAGTCTTATTCATGCGACCGCCCTCGCATCAGTGACCGCGATCAGCTTCCGCAGCACCTCGATTGGCGCAAACGTAGCCCACACGTCTGGTCCCGCCGCATACGCCGCATACCTCGCCGCATACGCCGCATACCTCGCCGCATCCGCCGCATACCTCGCCGCATACGCCGCATCCGCCGCCGCATACGCCGCATCCGCCGCCGCATACGCCGCATTCGCCGCCGCATGCGCCGCATACCCCGCCGCATACGCCGCATTCGCCGCCGCATACCCCGCCGCACTCGCCGCATCCGCCGCATACCTCGTGCGGTTTTCGCACATCACCTTCCACTGCTTCCCAAAACCCTCTTGATCCGCAATTGTCTGCAAAAACGGCAACACGGTGCGCCACATCCAGTCCAGCACAATCGCCAGCCGCTCGGCTTCGTGCGCTCGCCCCGTCCCAGCCGCCAGCGGCAATAGCCGCAGCCACTCGGGGTGCCCCCGACCGTGCTCCGGTGGGCAATTGTCCTGCACGGCAATGATCCACCGACCAATCACTTCGCTGGCGCAGTCAGGAATCTTGTCGGTCAACGTGCCTGTCAACGCGAGATTCCACGCAGCGACACTGCACGCCGCTTCCTCCGTGCCAACTCCTTGCGTCAACGTCGGGTGCTCGGCAAGCCAGTCCGCAATCTGCTGTTCCTCTTCGTGCGTCAGTGTGCTGCTCATGTCTCCCCCTTGTGTTGGTGTTTGCCTTCGTAGCGAACGCCGATCATCGTCGCAGCGTCCAGTAGTCTCGTCTCAATGTCCCGCACCTGCCGCTCAATCTTGCCCTCCGGAATCGGCAGCCCCCACATCTCGCCGCGCAGCATCGCGTCCTCAATGGCTTTGCACCGTGCCGCGATGGTCTCGGCGTGCTGCCGCAGGACGCGAACGTGTTTGGCCAGCGCGGTGGGCTTCATGCGTCCCTCTGTGTAAGGGCGGAGGTACGCAGCAAGTCCAAAACGGCGGCGCTATATTGTTGGTATCGCAACGCCATACCATTTAAATACACGCGATCACGATCCCCGTGAATCTCCCCTATAGAATCGACTCTTTGCGGCTCGCGGATTACACGCACGTAAGGGAGCACCACCGCTAACGCCGTTTCGCACGTTGCAAGACGATTGCGAAGCCCATCCCTTTCTCCCATGCAGTCCCACAACTGCGACGACACAGATTCTCGTTCCTTTCTCGCCTCGTCCAGTTCACTTTTGAAAGCGTCGATTTCGTCAGCCATAGACGAAACATCGACAATACTTTCGCCGCGTTCGTTTACCCCGCGCACGTATGCCAAAATGCGGAGGTCTGTTATTTCGTTGTTCATGCGTCCCTCCACGCTATCTCGAACACCACTTGCATTGCCCACCGTGCGAGCCACGACGGACGGCGGCGCATCGCGACACGGAATTCGTAACTGCCAGTGTCCAGCACCCAAAAGCCCAGCGGCGTTGGCGGCGCAACATCAAATGTGCTCATGCGTCCTCCTGTGTGAGGGCGGCGGTGAGCATTACGCGGATATCGGCATCTTCTACGCCGTGGTCTCCATACCTATGCCACAACGCCACCGATGCCCGTTCCACCATCGCATCCGTCACCACGCGCGCCTCGTCTCGCTGGACAAGCATTGTCATAAGCTGCGCTTGGAGCTCCAGCCCACGGTCAACCGCATCGTCCCGCTCGCGGGTGAGGGTGGTGAGGCGGTCGGCCATGCTGCGAATGCACTCCTGCATCGACAAAGCTATTGGCAGGGTCACGCGAACATGACTCATGGCCGCTGGCAACATCTGCGAGGTTGGCGAATACAGCGTCAGGCTGTTGAAGTATTTCGCAACCTCCAAGACATCCTCCTTCGCGTCCGTCATGCGTCCCCCTCGATGATCTGAATGTCCACATGGTTGCCGTACGCCACCACGCCCTGCTCGGCATACGCTTTGATCTCTTCCGGCATCGCGTCATAGCGGAACCCCACCCGCACCCACGACAGGAAGTAGGCCAGCAAGTCCCACAGCACGGCGATCCACTGCACGCGCCCCGGCACGCGGTCCAGCTTTCGCACATAATCCAGCGTATGAACTAGTTCGTGCCCGAGCAGGATGCGATGCGGCACAGAACGGGCGCGGCGGATGAAAATTGACCGCCCGATGGACACGCCACCGACGCGCAACCAGTGCGGGATCCAATGCTCGTAATGCACGGTCACGTTATGCACCTCGCCGTCGAGCCTTACGCGGAGGGTGGTGGTCATGCGTCCCCCTCGTCGGCGCGGTCGTCCGTCGCGTCGTCGCGGCGCTCGCCGTCCTTTACAAGGCTCGCGGCCCAGAAATAGAGCCCCACCAGCACCACGGCGTAGGACAGCCAAAATGGGGTCACGGTCATGCGACCACCTCGACGTCCGGGATCCCGTACGGGTCCGGCTGCGCCAACGCCCGGCGCGCCGTGGCCAATGCCGCCGCGCGGTCAGGCATCGCGTCGCCCGCGCCGTACGGGTCCGTCGTCACGCTCAGTTGCTTGGCCGCCGGCGCCGCCACCACTTCGGTGGCGTTGCGGATCTCCATAGCAAGCGGCTCTGACACCGGCACCGCAGCCGCGTACATCGGCACCGCGTCCGCGATTTGCTTCCACGCCCGACGGCCGGCGCGTGTGATCGCCGTCTTGGTCGGCTCCGCGTCGCCCACGGGATCACGCTGCCGCGTGCCGCCGCCGCACCAGTTCACGCCGACGACCGTCTTGCCGGTGGCCGCCACGGTGACGCGGAACACGACCGCCGCCGCCGCCTTTTCCGGCACGCCGTGCGTGATGCGGGCGCGCATGCGCTTGGTGCTCTCCTCAATCGCCCAGGCGTCGCCCGCGAGCGCGAGCTGGTCGAGACGCGCGTCCACGTGCACCATTTCGGGCTCGTGCGGAATCAGCATGCCCGCTTGAATCAGCGGCGCGGCTCGCTCTTCGTACAACGTGGCCGTCAAGTACGGACGGCCGCCCAGTACCTCGATGTGCCGCAGCGGATCAAGGCTGTTGGCGCGGCAGTATTCGGCCAGCGCATAGACGCCTTCCGCGCTCAAGTCCTTGCTCCACTGCGTCCCGCGGATGGCGGCCGCCATGCGATTTTTGGCCTTATTCTCCGCGATCCGCGCCTCGGCTTCCGGCCCGAACGCACCCTGCTTGACGACCCCGGTCTCGCTGCTCATGTCATTTGCTCCATCAGGTTGGTGGCAATCCGCACCGCCGGCACCGTGGTGACGACGACGAACGGCAGCGGCACGACTTGGCACATCTTCTCCACCGCTTTGCGGTCGAGCTGCTCGGGAACGAGGCACATCCGATGCACCCGCGCCCACGCGAGGCCGGCCTCTTGGTCGATCTCGTACGATTTCGTCTGCACTATCGAGACGCCCGTCGTCGGCTTGCTGTCGCCCGTTTTCGCGTGCAGCAAGAGCGCGAGGCTCCGGATCTCGGCTTCCAAGCTGCTCACGTCGGCCTTTACGTGGTCCAACGCCTTGACGTCGGCCGCCAACGCGAGGTCGGCCTCTTCCCGCTTCGCGCGAACGATCTCCATGTGCCGGTCGCGTTCCGCGCGGCGTGCCGCGAGAGACGACACGAGCAGGTCCAGCGTATGCGAGAGCGTCGGGTCGTCGGATGGATCGAGGTCGTGGCTCATGCGGCCACCTCGTCGCTCGGCGCGGTCCAGATCATCACGAGACGAAGCTCGGTGCCGTCCTTGGTCGTCATCGTCTGCGCCGGCGTCACGCCGTCACGGATCGGGCCGGAATACCGGCGCGTCGCGTCGTGGCTCAGGTAATGCGCGATTCGGGTCATGCTGCGGTGTCCTCGGTAGAGCGGGGTGTGGGGAGCAAGGATGCCGCGCGGTCTGCCGCCGCGGCGCGAATGAATTGGGCAATAGACTCGCCCGACAACCGAGCCGCCGCCGTCACGTCGGCGTGCTCGTTTGGTGCCATGTGCAGCGATTGCACCACGCGCAGCCGTGGCTCGCGCTTTGGTCGAAGAGGCATGGTTGGGGTCCGGTAAATGGTAGAGACTACACCACGCACCGAACTTAACACGATGCCGCCGGCGTCGCCACGGTCCACGCGTGCAGCTTGAGCAGGGCCTCAACGGCCGCCGCCGTCCGCGCCGTGATTGCGCGATGGCCGCGCTCCATGCGGGCGACGCTGTTGGCCGTCAAATGCAGATGCTCGGCCATCTCGCGTTGCGTCAGCTTGAGCGACAGGCGCGCCGTGCGGAGGTCGGCGCCGGTCATGACCGCGTCGGGTCGAAAGTCCGGCGGAGACCGCGCCGCACACAATCCCGGTCAAGGCTATTGTCAGCCCCGAGCCACTCCAGTATCGCGGACGAGATGAGGCGCGCTTCAGTTTTGCGGATCTCGCGATAAAAGTGCTCACCCTGTGCCAAGGCCGCTTCAACGAGGTCGTCGTGCGACATTTCGTCCGCGTTAGGCTCGTGCGCGTCGTCTGTGATCGCGTCGAAGATCTCGAGGGCGTTGTCGGCGTCGCAACGGTCATCATGCCCCGCGCCCTGCCAGCAGTAGCAGGTCGGGAACCCGAGATCCCACGCATCACCAGCCACCGTGATCACCGAGCCGTCCGCAAACGTGTGGCTGCAAACGTCACCGGTTTGCCAGCCGTCGCGCCACGAGACAGACGCGCCACCGTGCCGGTCAATTAATTCGTTGAACGTCTCCGGTTCGCTGTCGTCGGTTGGGCGGGTCCGCCACTGCTGGCCGTCGTTGTCGAGCGCGTCGGCGATTTGCTGGGAAATGAGAGGCATGGAATTCTCCTAACTATGTAGTGACTACATCAAAGCGCGTCGTGCGCTTGCTTGGATGATATCTAGCTATGCCTTTGGAATAGCGCAACCCCCCCTGAAATCTTTCTCAGAATCCGACCGGCTTGGGTGGCTTCACCTTTCCGCCGCCGAAAAACTCTTCGTCCCAGTCGTAGCCGATGACGGTGCCCGGCACGCTGTCGGCCGTGGGCAAGAGGTCCGGCGCGTCGGCGGTGAGCTGTCGCGCCATGGCGGTGAGCAGCCGCGCGACGTTGAGCGCGTCGGAGACGGCCGCCTCGGCTTTGAAATAGCAGTCTCCGCGCGAGACGCATACCTCGATCTTGAGGCCGCTCGGCGGCGCCCATGCCGGTGCCTTGCGGCGGCTCACGCGGCGTCGCTCCGGTCCCCGTTCATAAACCGCACCGCGTCCACCGGGTCCGCGAAGCACACCACCCGATCCGCCCTCGTCGGCGGCAGCACGATCGTGGGCGTCGTGGCCCGATACCGGCCGTAGCCTTTCGCGCGTGCGAAGCTACTGTCTTTCTGGAACGTACCCGGGCGAATCGCCCACATATCGCGGGTCTCAAACTGCCGCGATTCCACGGCGCTTACGTGGTTGTGCCCGATCGCCAGCACGTCGGGGAAGCCGTCCCAATTCATCCCCTCTTCTTGCCACCACGTCCAGCACGCGTGACATGGGTTGAGCGCGGACCCGCGTCGCCACTGGTGCCGCGTGTGGATGCGGTATCGCGCGGTCACGTCGTCGGCGTCGTCCGGATTTACGATCTCGACCACCCACAGCAGCTCGTCGGGCGCGTAGTGGATTTTATGCCGCTTCGCGAGCGCCGCGAGGTGATCGGTGCCGGCGAGCACTTTTGACCAGTCGTCATGATTGCCGCTGGTGGTGCCTAAGAGCTTGCCGCGGAATCGTGCCACCAGCAGGTCGAGGAACCGCAGGTCGTCGGCAATCTGTCCGACGTTGCCGCCCTTGTGCTTGATGGGGTTGTCGAGCAAGTCGCCCATGCCGAGCGAGTAGACGCCTGGCGTATCGGCCACAAACTGCGCGTATTCGAGCAGCGCCACGAGATCCGTCCCGGTGGCGCTCACGTGCGCGTCGCTCAGGAGCGAGATGGCGACCGGACCCTTCGACGCAATGCGGATCTTCGCGTGGCGCTGCGCGGCGGCCTTGGTGATGCTGGCCGTGGCCGTGCCGAGCATCCGGGCGATGAACGTCGCCTCATCCTCTTCGGCGCTGTCCTGCGGCGCGTACACTTGCGCCAGCGTGGGCCCCTCGGGCTCCGAGTACTGCGCCACGGGGCGCACGAGCGGGATCGTGTCCGCGTTCACGCGCGTGTGCATGCCCCATCCCAGCGCGTCGAGCTTCTGCCGGATGCTACTTGGCGAGCGATACGGGAAATAGGCTTGCGCCATCTGCACGGCCGTCATCATCGACTCCGAGCCGCGCTTAAGCGCCTCAAGTTCCTTTTCGTTCCACGGCCGGTAATTACTCCCCCGTGACTTCATCGGCTAAGTGCACACGCGCGCCACCACCGCCACCCGCACACACTGCGCCTGCGTCCGCACCGCGAGGCCGGTGACGGTGAGCACGCGGTCGAACCGCTGCCCGATCGCCAGCGGCGCAATCGCGAGCGCCACGTTGGTATCGTCGTGCGTGCCCGTCCACCGGCCGCCGCTCACGTGCGTAAGCGCCTGTGAGGCCGCCGCGAGGCCGCCCAAGGGCGACGCCGTGCCGGCCGCGCACAAGCTCATCGTCACCACGCCCGTTGTGATCGCCGCGCCGGACGCGTCGGTAAGCGTCACATCATACGCGAGGTCGTCCAGACCCGAGATCTCTTCGATTGCGCACGCCATCCCTTACTCCAGTAGAAGTTGCGCGCCGCTCTCAAGCAGCACGTGGAACCCATCTTCCTGCGCCAGACGCTGCCCGAGATCGACCGCGCCGGACGCCGCGAGACCGAGCGCCGCCCCGCCGCTCCAGTTCGGGCGCACCGTCCCAGAGGCCGTGACCGCCACCCCGAGCAGGGCGCCGCCCGACGCGCCCACGCGCACGCGAGCGGCCGACGTGACGCTTACGCCAAGGGCCGCACCGCCCGCGCCGTACCGGCGCGTGATCCCCACGCCGGCGGCCGACAGACCAACCGGCGCCGCGCCAACGCCTTGGAGCACGTCAAACGCCGGTGACGTGTCGCGCCCATCGCGCACCGCCACGCGTAACGCCGAGTCGTCCACGGTCGCCACACGCGGGACACTGACGTCGAGCAAATGCACCCGCACGTCGGACGCGTCGGCGATCTCAAGCCGTACCGCGCTCGCGTCGAGCAGGTGCACCCGCGCACGTGAGGCGTCGAACACCGTGACCGCGATGACACGCCCCGCGCGTCCGATGGTCGAGAGTCCGAGCGCCGCGCCGCCGGCGCCACGGAGCAGCACTCGGGCGACGCCCGTCGAGCCGATGCCTATTCCAGCGCCACCGGCGCCCGCCACGCGCACTCGTGCCGCGCCGGACCCGCTGACACCGAGCGCCGCGCCGCCAGTGCCCGCCACGCGGACCCGTGCGGAGGATTGCCCCGCGAGTCCCAGCGCCGCGCCACCGCTCCCCGCCACGCGCACGACGGCGGCCGACTGCGCCGCCACACCGAGCGCCGCGCCGCCAACGCCGACCACGGCGCCGCCGCCACCCCCTATCGTTTGGAGCAGCAGCAGCAGCGACATGCTACGCCGCCGCGATCAGACGCGCGATGGTGTCCTCAGTTTCCGCAATGCTCTGCTCAAGCACCGCCATGGCGGCCGCGTCACCGGCCATCGTGGCCGTCGCCATCCGGTTATTCAAATGCGCCAGGCGTGCTTGTGCCAGCGAGATCAGTTCAGCGATGGTCATGGCGTCACACCAGCGCGATAAGTTCCTGAGCCACTGTGCTCAGGTGAGACTGCAACAAAATCACGTCGTACGTGTCGGCCGTGTCGATGGCCGCATACGCCGCTATCCGTTGGCCGCCGGCCGCGACGCCGCTTTGCAGAAAGTCAGTCGCGGTGTGCGGACTGAGCACGCGGTTCTTCACGTCGAACCGGAACATCTGGTTGATGCCCGAGGCGACGTAGATGTTGAGGTAGCACATGCGCCCCTCTTGCCCGAACGGGGCATAGGCGCCCGTCGTGCCGACCGTCGTAGCCACTGCGCCGTCGTACACCACCGCGCCCGCCCACGTCCCCGTGATGCTGCCCGCAATGTCGAGCGTGTCGAGCGTGACGGCCGATCCGCGGAAGAAGAACTGCACCGAGTGCCGTGCGTTGCGCCCGACGTCCGGTTGCATCCCGAACGATGGCGCCCACAGCCCGCCCGCCGCGTTGGCGGCCGGTGCCGCGCCGAAATACGTTGTGCTCCACGCGTTGGCCACGATGCTGTTCGTGCCGTTATTGATCGTGGCGTCCATGTAATTGTACGTGTACACCGTCGTCGTGGCCGACGACCGCAGCAACATCAGATTCGGCAGCTCGATGACGTACTTGGCCGTCGCGCTTGGCTGCGTCGCCCATGCCGTGCCGAGCGTGTACACCGGCGAGGGTCCGGCCGTGTGCGACGCGATCACGCGCCGCTGCCCGACGGCGGCCGTCGTCGTCGTGTCCTCCACGATACGAATCTGGAAGTTGCGGTACTCGTTCGCCGCAACCACCGCATCGCCGAGCGTCGCCTGTCCCGTCAACGTGGACGCGCCCGCCGCCGTGGCCGTCAGCGCGGATCGCGTCACGATGCCCGTGTCGTACACGTAGGCGCCCTTGATCATGCCTTCGCCGGGTTGGCAATTGTACGGCGTGTATTGCTCGTCGAGCACCAACAGCGCCGAGTCGGTCGCAATCGTGGCCGGCAGTCCGGTCGTGCTGAGGCCGGTCGACAGCGTGTTGCTCCCCACCTCAAAGCTGCGCCAGATGTTCGCGGCCGTGACGCCCGCGCCCAACATGAACACGCGCCCCGCGACAATCTCGTAGCGCGAGCCGGTCGCCGGCGTGAAGCCGAACGAGGAGAGCACATCAATGACCGGCGTCGTGCCGGACGTGTTGCCGACGATGTAGCGTTCGGCCGTTTTGCCGGCCACGGTGTCGATGATGCGGATCTTGAACCCGAAATCGCCCGACCCGCCGCGATTGGCCAGCATGTTGGTGCCCACCGCCGTCGGGAGCGCGGTGGAGAGCGTCACGCGCGTCGTCGTCGCGCCGGCGGCAATGGTGCCCACTAGCCCGAAGGAGGGCGCGAAGCCCGCCGTAGCGCCGATACCGAACGTGCCCGCCAACGCCGGCGACTGCACAAAATTCCACGCCTTCGTGACGATGTTAAAGCGGTTGAGCACGGTGTTGCTGGCGATCTGGTACACGAACGGATTGCGCGACACATCGCTGCGCAGGTCGCTCACGAACCCTTGCCCCGCCGCGTGCGCGTTCGGTGCCGGTGGCACCTGCGCCCAGATCAGCCGGTCGATGACCTTCTTAAACGTGTTCGGCATGCCGCGCCCTCGTTACGTGATAAGTGTGCGGACGCAATCGCGCCACGCGGACAGATTGGAGCCGCGCGTGAGGAGCTGCGCCTGATCGCCGCCCAACGCGGTGACCGTGTTGACCGTGTTGACCGCGATGACCGTCGTGACCGTGGTGACGGTGCCGCTTTCAAGCGTAGCCGTCACGCGCTGCCGTTGAATAGATCGGTCGTAGCCTTGCGGGCTGGACAGGATTTGGTGAATCCGCGACAGCTCTTCCGAGGCGTACCTATCAAGCACCGGCAACGGCGCGTCGTCGCTGGCGTCCACGGCCGTGCCGTCTGCGCCGTGCGTGAGCTTCATGCGCTGAAACAGCACGCCGCCGATCTCGTCGGCCGCGACGACCGCGCCCGTCCCTGGCGTATACCCGACGTTGTCAGCCATTAGTTGGTCGAGCTCAGCGTAAACGAGGTCACCGTGACCTGCTGGCCCGCCACGATGTTGATGTTGTCGAGCGTGAGATCGCCGCCGCCGCCGGTCGCCGTGACGGTGCCTTCCAAGATGTTGCTCCCGCCGACGATGCGGAAATATCCGCCCGCACCGGAGGAATCCGCGCTCGCGTCCTGCCACGTCCCTTGCGCGTTCTTGGTGCCGCCGCTCGCGGCCGCGAAAGCGTCCGCCGGTAGCGTGATCGTCGCCAGCACGGTCCCCGTCGCCGCGTTGCCCGCGCCCGGTGCGGTGCCGGTGTAGATCGTCAGAGATCCGCTGTTGAACGTCGTGTCCAGCCCGTCGAGGAGCGTGTTCTTGAGCGTCGTATTGAGTGTGATAGCCATGAGATCCTCAAAGGGTTAGCGCCACACGCCAGCCGCAAACGCGACCGCCGCGCCGGCCACGGTGGAGGCAATCGCGCGGCGCAATGTCGGCCGCCGTGATAAGGTGGCAATGGCGGCATCGCGCTCAGCCACGTGCGCGTACGCCGTCGTGAGCGCCGCACGGTCAACCGCCGCTTGCATCCGCGCCGCCGCTTGAGCCACGTCCACGGCATGCGTGAGCGTGTCCACCTGCGCCGTGAGCGTCGTCACGGTGGCAATGAGCGCCGCCACCGACGGCTCGATCCGGATCGTGTCGGGGATCTGCACGATGATGGTGTCCACGGCGTAGCGCGTGCGCGTGACGCGTACGAGCACCGTGTCCACGTGTGCGCGGGTCGAGTCGGCGTAGCGGGCCGCCGCCGCCGTCGCGGTCGTGTCGAGCACAGGGATGGCCACGCTCGC